TCTGTACTGCCCGCAATTAGTAACACCGATTATCAGGGCGAAATCTCTGGTCAAGGTGACAAGGTAATCATCCGTACTGTACCAGCCGTAACTATCAACGATTACGCTGGCACTGTTACGAATCAGGATCTCACCACAGGTACTGTGGAGATGCTCATCGACAAGGCGAAGTATTACAGCTTCAAAATTGACGATGTCCTGAAGGCTCAGGCTGACATCAACTTGCTCGAGGCCGCATCTGGTGATGCCGCTGAAGGCATGCGTATTGCAGTCGAGACTGATGTTCTTTCATCTGTAATCGGCGATGCAACAACTACTGGCGCTCAGACAACTATCACTTCAAGCAACATCTTGGGTGAAATCCTTGAGTTGTCAAAGGCTCTCGACGAGCTGAACATCCCAGAAGAAGGTCGATTCATCGTCCTGTCTCCTGAGTTTGTTTCTATGCTCAAGCAGAGTGAACTGCGTCAGGCTTACTTGACTGGTGATGGCACTTCGCCTCTCCGTAACGGTCAGGTTGGCATGGTAGACCGTTTCACTGTTTATCAGTCAAACATGTTGCACACACCTGCATCTGGCACTGACGCTGGCTACACCCACGTTCTTGCTGGTCACCCAAAGGCGATCTCATTCGCGTCACAGTTCACTAATACTGAGACTGTACGCCTTGAGTCAACTTTCGGCGAGGCGGTGCGCGGCCTCAAGGTCTATGGCTCTAAGGTCGTAAACCCTGACTGCCTCTGCGTAGGTAAGTGGACTTAATAGGTCTAACGGGGAGGGCAACCTCCCCTATTCCTTTGGGTTGAAAAATGGAAACAGGCGAGCGTTTTAGAAAGGACGAGCTGTACAAGGAGGCGATGGATTTATTCAACGTCAAACTTGATCGCAGACTTAAGCTCGAAGAGCTGGAGGAGCAATTCGTTCGCCTGAAAAGCAATGCTAACGAGCCTACTGTTGAGGACGAAACGGAGGGACGAATACCTCGCACCATCCGCAACGTAGTCACCGGCAATACGTTCGGCTTCCTACCCAACTGGGAAAGCAACCCTAACCTTGAAGTTATCGAATGGGAGACTGAGTGATGGCAACTACAAAGGTAGTAGACATCTTGGACAGGGCATCAATCATTCTACAGGACAGCACCAACGTCAGATTCCCAAATGCTGAGTTGTTGAAGTTCTTCAACGATGCACAGAAGGAAGTTGTCCTGCATCGCCCTGATGCCAAGATGGTGAATGAGACATTTTCATGCGGGAACGGAAGCAAGCAGACTATTCCTACTGCTGGCTTGCGCCTAATTGAAATCGTTAGAAACGTGGACGGTCGAGCAGTGACTCAAGTAGATCGAAAGATCCTCGACGAGACTCTGCCCAACTGGCACGAAACAACTGCGGGAACCAACAAGATCGAACACTACATCTACGATCCTGCTGATCCCAAGCACTTTTACGTTTATCCGAAGGCTGTTTCGGGGACACACACTCTCGAGATTGTGTACAGCTCCGCACCTAGTGATATCAGTATCAGTAACTTTGATACCGATACTACGGTCATCAGCCTAGATGATGTGTACGCGAATTGTATATTAGATTACATACTCTATCGTGCATATCAGAAGGACTCTGAGTACGCAGGTAACGCAGAGCGCTCAATGATGCACTATCAATCATTTGCTAATGCGTTGGGTGTTAAGACGCAGGCAGACGGCGCTATCACGCCTATGCCTAACACTCCTGACCGTAACGTCGGGAGAATGTAATGAAGTACTCAGACCTCAATCTATATGTTCGACCTGAAGTTCAGGGTTGCCCTGACTTTATTATCGAACGTGCTGTTCGGGACGCGGCTATCGACTTCTGTAAAAGAACAGATGTCTATATCCCTGAACCTGAATTCATCACTATTATCGATGGGGTCAATGAGTACGCAGTTACACTCCCCACGGGTACAGAGCTTAATCACATCATCGATGTGTTTGACGACAAAACGGCGCTTCAGCCCATTTCTTACAATGAGTTGTTGCGCCGTCTTGGCGATGAGACCACAAAAGGCAAGCCCAAGTACTATGCTCAGCGTGACAACACTGACTTCTACTTGGCACCGATCCCTAACGAAAATGATTCGTTTCGGGTCATCTATTCAGTAAAACCGACGGCAACAAGCACAAGCATTCCAGACAGCATCGGTAGAGAGAACCGTGAAGCGTTGGTGCATGGCGCGTTGTATCGATTGCAAATGATGGCAGGTCAGCCCTTTACCAATCCTAACCTTGCGGCTGTCAACAGAGACTTCTTCGAGAAAGAAGTAGCTCGCACCCTCCGACAGGTCAAGTATGGATTCAGTGGCGGTACGCTCACCTGCAAACCGAGGGCGTTTATCTAATGGCTTACTTAACGACAATCGACCTTGTGCAAGGCGATCAGTTGCCAGAGATCGAGATCACGTTGAAGGACTCGAACACTGCGGCGGCTGGTCAAACGCTTGATCCAGATGACGCAACTACATTTGCGGCCCTCGATCTTACTGGCGGCTCAGTCCGTATGCGTGTGCGTCAGGTTGGACAGACTTCACTTATCGACACCCTGCTAGGAACAGTCACAAACGCATCTGAGGGGAAGGTAACTTTTGTTTTTGACTCTGACACGCTGTCAACGACAGGTGTTCTTGAGGGCGAGATAGAGTTCACCGACTCAGCTTCTAGAACGCAAACAGTGGTAGATCTGATTAAGTTCAAGGTCAGATCGCAGTTCGGGTAACTAGATGGCGATCCATGCCGAGGTAAAAGTCCGACGGCTGGTCGCGAGTGCTACAAGTCGGAGACTATTTGTAGAGGCGTCCCGCCCTACGTTTGCGGCAGTGATCTCAGAAAGATCGCTGTCTATCAGTACCAACTACCGACAGTTACAACCAGAGATCAGTTATCGTCAGCTCTACGCTTCGCCTTCATGGCGACAGTTGTTCCTGCACGACGTTCACGTCAACGCAGAGCGAACGCTTTACTTCTTCACTGACGAACAATCGATCACAGACTCGCATGTGTTCTCTATTGAGCCGTCGTTCTCTGACAGTACGTCACTGCTTGAGTCTCATGCAATTGACTTTGGCAAGGGTTTGAGCGATCAGACCAGCTTCACAGATAGCCCCGCTCTTAATCCAAATAAGGTCGTCTCTGATTCCTATACGATGACAGAGGCGCCGGTATTCGGCGTTAGTTCTGTTCAGTCTGATAATTTCTCCATGTCCGATGTCCTTGTTCCGGTCATGGCCTTTTTCAGGACATTTGACGACGATTACTCGTTCACTGATGACGAAGTATTTGATATCGGGAAGGGTCTTACAGACTCAACAACACTCAGTGAACAGCCGGTGTTTGATGTATCAAGCGTACTAAGCGATACATCATCGATTGTAGAGTCCGTCGAGCTAGACTTCTTGTCTGCTCAGACTGATAGCTTCGCGCTTTCGCAGGCAATATCAGTCAGCCGCAACCCATTTAATTTTGTTTTCACCTTTAACGAAAACTCGACTGACGTCTCTGGTTCGCCAGATGATCAGTTCTCGTTCAGTGATTCTCCAATCTTTGATTCATCGATTGTCCTTCAGGACTTCTTTACGCTCGATGACTTCAATCAGATAGACAAACACGCTGGAGCTGTTAAGACCAACGTCTACTCACTGACAGACACTCAGGCCTTCTCGTTTGCTAAGACCACGGATGACTCATTCAGCTTTGCAGATGATCAGGCAATAGCAGTTAGCAAGCCAAGGTCCGACTCTTTTACAGTTTCAGAGAGTCAGGCGTTTGATATTGACAGGGTTTCGGACGATCAGATTTCTGTATCTGAGGACGCCGACTTTAGTGTTGGAAAAATCCTACAAGATTCGACTAACCCCTTGACAGATAACGCAGTTTTTGCGTTCACAAAGGCTTCATCGGATACTATAATCGTACAAGAATCGCAATCTTTTGATGTGTCCAAGGTTGCAACAGATTCTATTGCGGTATCGGACACACCCGTGCTGTCTCCACGGAAAGGATTGACGGACAGCGTAACGATGGGCGACGTATTAGTTGCTCAAAATTTAGTAGCAAACGGCATACCCAACAGAGGGATTGTCGGTTTCATGCTACTTAACGCTAGTTAATTCGGAGACAAACGATGATCCATGACGATCTTAAACTAAAGGGGCGGCTGGATATCGTCGTCACTTCTGAGGACGGTGTAGTAAAGCAAAAAGAGTCGGTCGATAACCTTGTGGTTACGTCTGGCAAAAACTTTGTTGCATCTCGAATGGCCGGTACATCTGCGTCAGTCATGAGCCACATGGCGATTGGCACAGACTCTACAGCGGCGGCAGTTGGTAACACTACTTTAGGCAGTGAGTCTGCTCGAGTTGCCCTTACCAGCACTACAGTTTCAGGCAACGACGTTGTGTATGTAGCAACCTTCCCTGCTAACACCCCTAGCAGTGCGGCGGCTATTACAGAAGCGGCAATCCTTAATGCCTCAAGCAACGGTACGATGCTTTGCAGGACTGTATTTTCAGTCATAAATAAATCTCAATCGGACAGTTTAACCGTGACGTGGACAGTCTCGGCCTCCTAACTATTTGATTCTATTGAGGTTTATTGGTTATGGCTGTTAAATTTGCCAACCTTGCCAGTACCACACTGTCAAGTGCGATTACAAACTCCGCGACGTCGATAGCTGTAGCAGACGCATCCCTCTTCCCTACTTTAGGTTCGGGGGATTACTTCTACGCAACTATCGGTGAGGGGTCTGGGTCGGAAATCGTCAAAGTAACGGCCATTTCCTCAAATACTCTTACTGTCACTAGAGCGCAAGACGGCACTACAGCGTCAGCGTTTTCCTCTGGGGAAACGATAGCCCTGCGCGTGGTAGCCGCCGCTCTAGATGACATTGCTTCACAGGCTCAGTCAGCCGCCGACACCGAATCTGTCTCCATCTCTGGGGATACGATGACGGGCACCCTTACAGCGCCGACAATCAACGTCAATGGCAAGTTGTCGGTAGAGCATGATGGCTCGACAACAGGCGATCTGCTCTCGTTGTTCTCTAACAGGTTTGACGGCACCACCATGTATGGGCGGGGTGTGAACAACGGCACTCTCTATCATAAAGCCGCGACTCGGCATCAGTTCTACACAGCTACAAACTATGACAACAGTAGCTATGACGTTCAGTTCGATGGGCAGAACTTCATCATAAGAACGGGCGACTTGATGATGGGTGGCAATACCTTCGTTGATAGCTCTCGAAACATTACGGCTGGCACCATCTCTTCGGGCGCTATTACTAGCACAGGCTCATCTTCGTTTGGGGACGTTGCAATTGGAGGCGCGGCAGATAGCAACTACGATCTTAAAGTATATGGGTTGGCTCGCTTCCAAGGGGCGGCAAACTTCGTCGATGCTACAAACCCAATACAAGTGGGCGGCACAACCGTCATCGACTCTAGCCGTAACCTGACCAACATTGTCAACTTTACGAACACGCATTTAATAACTA